ACTGACTACACTGGCGCTGACGGCATCTTGCACACAGCGGCTGACCAAGAGGCCAACTACAAAGCCGTGAAGGATGCCGAGCAAGCGCAAAATGTTCGCATCAGCCGCAACGCATTGCTGTCTGCAACCGACTGGCGCTTTCGCTCTGACATGAACCCTTTGCAAGAGTGGAAGGACTACTGCCAAGCACTGCGTGATGTCACTGGTCAAGAGGGTTTTCCTTGGACCATTGAATGGCCTACACAACCGGAGTAACCAATGTCGGACAATATCGATCCCGTTGAATACGGCAAACTCATCAGCACCGTAGACAACCTCACTAAGAAGGTTGATAGTATGGATGCTGACATCAAAGAACTGTTGCAACTTGCCAATCAAAGCAAGGGTGGTTTCTGGATGGGTATGACCATCGCTTCCATCTTCGGAGGCATTCTCACCTTTGTTGGTGAACGGATGATTCGTTAATGCTGCTTGAACTTGCAGCCTGTAACGCAGCCTTCTCTGTCATTAAAGAAGCAGTGCAAAACTCTGGCGACCTTATGTCGGCAGGGCAAGCATTGTTCTCCTACTTTGATAACGAAGCTGCATTACAGAAAAGACTAAATAATAAATCAGGCTCTACAGTTAATACAGACTTGGAAGAGTTTGCAGCATTAGAACAAATCAGAGTACAGAAGGCTGAGCTTGAAGAGTTGATGAACTATAGCGGCAGGGCTGGCTTGCTTGATGACTGGCGTATGTTTCAAGCTAAAGCTGCAAAGCGCAGAGAAGAAGAGAAACGTGAAGCTGCACGTGCCAAACTTCATCGTGCTAAGCAGATGATGAATGCGTTTTGGTATAGTTGTTTAGCTGTTGTGCTTGCGCTCTTAATATATGTGAGTATTATCGCTTTTGAATTGTTTAGGAATAGAGCATGAGTAAGCGACTTGAAGAACAATCCGCATACAACCAGTTTGATATGGATCATGATGGCATCGTCACTGACGTTGAGATAGAACGTAGTGAGAAGATATTGCAGATTGAGAACATGGACAAGCTGGCAGATCAGCAACGCATTATGGCGTGGGCTGCATTGTTCCTTCCGTTCATACTCATTGTATTGCTTGCATCAGGTATTGTCGAAGCTAACAAGATTCCCTTGATTGTTGGATTGGCTACAACCTTCTGTGCTTCTATGGGTACAGTTGTTGTTGCATTCATGGCAGCAACAGCATACGTTCGTGGTAAGATGTCGGACATGCCTAAGCCTCCTACACAGATGATGCCTCCACCAATGGGTCGTCCTTTGCCACCACCTCCAATGCCTCGTCAACAGGAACCAATGTTATGAGTTACATCACTGTTGCTATAGCTGTTGCCGCCTTTGTTGGTGGCTTTACTATTCAGGGCTGGCGCATGGATGCGAAGATTGCTGAGATTGAAACAACTAACGCTGCTGCTGTAGTTGAGGCAACAAAGGCTGTAGCTGCTGAAGCTACACGTTTACAAGGAAAGAAAGACAATGCTCTCAAACTTGCTCAAGAACAGGTACGTAAGAATGCTGTTGCTGCCGATGCTGCTCGTATTGAGCTTCACCGGGTGCGCGTCGAAGCAGACCGTGCCACCGCCGCCATCCCTACGGCTACCTGCACCTCCGTTAGAAACTACGCCGCAACCGTCACGTCCGTATTCGGAGAATGTACAGTTGCTCTTGAAGACATGGCAAGAAAAGCTGACGGCCACGCCGTTGATTCAAAAGCCTTGACTGATGCTTGGCCTACTAACAAGGAAACAAAATGACAATGCTGACTAACAACTTCTCTTTGCATGAGATGATTAAGAGTGAGACTGCTATTCGTCGAGACATGGACAACACACCGCACAGCGATGAGGTGGTGCAGAACCTAACCACTCTGTGTGAGCAAGTGTTGCAACCATTGCGTGATGTATATGGTGTTGGCATTAAAGTCAACAGTGGCTATCGTAGCCCCGATGTTAATGCTGCTGTTGGTGGTAGCCGTACTAGCGATCACTGCAAAGGACAAGCTGCTGATATTGAGATTCCCGGTGTAGCCAATGCAGACCTTGCACAATATATTGCTGACAACTTTGAATATACACAACTTATTCTTGAGTTCTACACACAAGGTATTCCCGATAGCGGTTGGGTGCATGTTAGTTATGATGTAAACAACCTGAAGAAACAAGTGATGACAGCAGTGAAACAAAATCGTAGAACTGTATATCTGCCCGGTATCGTGGCATAATAGGAAAACATATGGCTGAAAGCTTTACATCAAAACAAAAAGAAATCGTCGCACGTAAGATGGGCTATGACGGTCCTATGCAAATGTTTGACGAGTTCTTATCTGCATCACCCTCTGATGCACAGAAGTATTCTGCCATTACGTCTAAGTTTGTAGAGCGTATGGCTAAGGGTGGTATGGTTAAGAAGTTTGCAGCAGGCGGTGCTGCTATTTCTGATGAGGAAATTAAAAACTACATTGCAGCCAATCAAGGTATGTCCGACAAGCAGGTTGCTGCAAAGATGGATGAACTTGGTCTGAGTGTTGATCAGATCGCAAGAGGTTATGGACTTAGCGGCAATGAAGTTCAAGCACGTTATGATGCTGTTAAGGCTCCACCAGCAACTGTTGTTAAGAAGGATGATGTAGCAGGTAAAGTTACAACCGCAGCTTCTACAGCCGATACCACCGTTGGTGCTCCTACAATTCCCGGTGCTACATCCTATACTGCTGCACAGACAGGCACACCCACTGCTGCTGTAGCTACAAATATTGGAGTATTACAAGATGCTAAGGTGACAGATGTTGCAGCACCAACTGACATTACTGCACCCGGTAAAGTTACTGCAACAGATGCCACAGCCGCTACTGCTGCTGCTGGTGTAAAAACTGAAATCGATAAGCTGACAGCAGCAACAGGGTCTGTGTCGGAAGCCGCAAAGGTTAAGGCTGAAGAAACAAAACCAGCCGACACAGCCATCAAAGATGTCACTGCTGCACAAGGGGATGTGGCACAAGTCACTGGTGCTCCAACACGTACAGAGGTGGAAGGTGAGATGGTGTCTGGTAGTGCTGTTGATATGGCAAAGGCAGAAGAAACCCTTGCTAAGACACAAGCAGCACAAGGCACCGTCACAGAAGATATGACTGTGCAGGGTCAACTCAATAAGCTGTTGACCAACTTCGACGCTGGCTCTCCACCACCTTGGGCCGCTGCTTCAATGAGGGCAGCTAATGCACAGATGGCAGCACGTGGTATTGGTGCTAGTAGTATGGCTGGTCAGGCCATCATTCAGGCCACGCTAGAGGCTGCTACACCCATTGCTGCTGCCGATGCTAAAGTGTTTGAGACAATGGGTTTGCAGAACCTGTCTAACCGTCAACAGACTGCGATCCTTGTCGGACAACAACGTGCTGCTTTCTTGGGTCAAGAGTTTGATCAAGCGTTTCAGACTCGTGTGTTGAACGCCGCAAAGGTGTCTGACATTGCTAACAAGAACTTTGATGCACAGACACAGATTGTTATTGAGAATGCTCGGTTGACCAACTCAATGAACATCGCACAATTGTCAGCCGATAATGCTGTGGTGTTGGCTAAGGCTGCACAGATGGCATCGCTTGAAACTCAGAACCTGAACAATCGTCAACAGGCTGCTGTTGAGAATGCTAAAGCTTTCTTGATGATGGACCTCAAAAACGTGGAGATGAAGCAACAAACTGCATTGTTCAAAGCACAGGAGATTTCTGATTCTTTAGTGAGTGATGCTGCTCTTTCAAATGCTGCGCGTATTACCAATGCTAACAATGCGTTGGAGGCGGCTAAGATTTCTGAAACATTAACGCTCACCGCAAATCAGTTCAATGCTACAGAACGAAACAAAATATCGCTGGCTAACGCTAATGCTGCTAATGAGTTAAATAAATTTAATACACAACAGGCCAATGCTCGTGAAGAGTTTAACTCACGTCTTGGTGCGGAGATCAGCGTAGCCAATGCTAAAATCTTGGCAGATGTTTCTACGGCAAACACTGCTGCAACCAACGCAGCCAATGCCGTTAATGCTAAGAATGCTACAGACTTGTCTGCTTCTCAGTATGCACAGCAGAGTCAGACATATCGTGATATGTTAGAGATGTCTTGGAAGACTGGTGAGCAAGAGAAGGACAGGGTTACAAACATTGCTGTTGCTTCTATCACTAAGAGTGCTGCTGCTAGTGCTGCACAAATTACTGCTGATGCAGCTTCTAGTGCTGCTTGGGGGAACTTAGCGTTTAAAACTGTAACGAATTGGGATAGTGTTAAGGATTTTGCTAGTGATATTTTCGGTTAATAAAGGCGTATATGAAACATATTAAAGACTACATGAGCAAGATTGAACAAGCAATCGTCATGATGAACAAAAAAGAAAAGACAACAAAGGGTGGATTGCTTTCACCTACAGGTGCTCGTAAGGAAGATAAAGCTGAGAAGACAAATGATCTGATGATCATTGCAAAATACATCGCTGGTATTCGTACCGCTAAAGAGGAAATGAAAAATGGCAAGTGATCTTTCTCCTGCTGATATTATCAAACCAGTACCACCGGGCATCTCATGGACTGCACCACCTAAAGGTCGTCCTTGGACAAACCCTCCAAAGTTTGTAAAGGTAAGCGATGTTGCTCAAGGCTACATTGACAACCTGTCATCAGCTTCAATGATGAATTCAATCTTGGATGTTATTGATACACAAGTTCCTTTGGCATCTATGGCTGAAGTAATCATGTTGTCTAGCGTAAATAAAGGTATTCATACGATTGATGCTGGCATCTTGGTTATGCCCATCATCATTGAGATGTTGAAGACTGTTGCTGAATTGCATGGCGCTGATTACACAGTCTTCCCTGACGAGTTGACAAAGGACGATGACATCCCTGATCGTGTTGCTCGTGCTGCAATCAAGAAAGCTATGGAGAAACCTACAACTACCGAAGAGGTTGTAGCACCTCGTGTTCAATTGTCTGGACTGATGTCTAAGAAACCTGTGGAGAATATGTAATGGGATTTAACTTTACAGCTTTTGCTGGTGGCTTTGCAAAAGAAGCCGTTGCTTCTATTGAAAAAGAAGAAGAGCTTGCGGCAACCCGTGGTGCTAATGGCGCTAAAGTAATGTATGAAAACTACAAGACAGTGTTGGCTGAGAACCGTAAGCTTGAGAATGAACTGAAGTCAAACATTGAGACATTGAAGGCATACGATCCCAATGCTACAGAAGCTGAGTTGCTTGCTATTGCAACTAAGAAACCTGTGATGGACTATGTCACTGCACAGATCAAGAAAGAAAACTTCGACCCTGAGACATTCAAGTTGTCTAACATTGCTTCCATTGCCAATGACAACGTCAAGTCTACAGCGCTTGATCTGATCAAAGAAAACCTGCGTATTCCTAAAGCAATGAAGGATTCTGAAGATTTGTTTGCTGTGAAAAAGACAGGTAATTTGTTTGCTGATATTCAAGGCGCTGCTGGTGGTCGTGCTGCTGAGAAAGCTGCTCGTCAAACTGCCGAGGCTCTTGGTGTTTCCTATGAAGAGTTGGTGGCAGCTAAAGGGTATAAGCGTCCTGAGATGAATATTGAAGCTACCTATAACATGGGTGGTATCAAGCCTATTAAGACCTTCGATCAGCAAGTCAGTGATGCACAAGCCAAACTTGTTCTCGCTACGAAAGCTAACGATCCAAAAGGTATTGGTGAAGCCAATGCCGATCTTCTCATCATCAAAGATGTGAAGAGTAGGTTGTCGCCTACACAGACTGAGTTTGCTAACAAGATTGCTGACATTAAGAATCGTTACATGTTTGGTGATGCTGAAACACGCAAAGCTGCTAAGCCTGAATACGACAAATTGATGGCAGACATTCGTGCTGAAGCAATGGCTAAGAAGACTGGTGAAGGCGCTGGTGAAAGTAAGATTCCTGCATTGAGTACACTGAACACATTCACTTCTGCTTCTGTTGCTCGTGCTGTTGCTGCCAAGCATGGTGACTTGATTAAGACTAAGCAGCTTGCTATTGTTGAGAAGGCTGATGGTAGTGTTGGTATTGACTACATTGGTGACAACGATACTCTTCGTCGTCAAATCTTGGAGACACAGGCCACTGCCGCTAAGAACGCTTTGTCGCTCTACACTGACGCTAAAGGTCTACCACTCAACCGTGATGTTGCATCGGTGATGAACTCGTTCACCTCTGTGGTTCCTTCGGTTGTTAGAACAGATGGTGCTGCTACACCTGCTGCTGGTCCACAACCTGCTGCAAAGCCTACAGTGCCTACACCTACAACAAACCTTCGTAAAGAAGCTGAAGCCGCTATTGCTAAAGGTGCTGATCGCGCTGCCGTTGCTAAACGTTATAAAGAACAAACTGGTCAGGAGTTTTAAATGGGAATGTTTGATGACTTGCTTCCATCTACGGGTGGAGGCAGCGCCTTTGCTGACTTGATTCCGTCTACTGCTGGTTCCTTTGATGATCTTGTACCATCGAAGACAGCACCAACACCACAACAAATCGAACGAATGGCTGCAAAGCCTGAAGTAGACTTGACCAAGCCTGCAATGGCAGCACCACGTCAACGTGCTACAGAACTACAGAAGGTTCAAGCTGCTGCTATTGAAGAGCGCAACAAACCTAAGTTTGAATATAAAGAACTCTACACCAATCCTGATCTGTTCAAGATTGTCAGTGACTACAACAAAGTTGCCACTGGTAAAGAATACAAAGAAGGTGATGACAAGGAGCAGTATGTTGCTGGCTTCATGTCTGAGTTGCGTGGTAATGACTGGAACACTTTCTCAAACATTGCCGCTCTTAACAAGCTGAAGAACTCATCAATGCCTGATCGTGAGAAGTTGGCATTGGGTAATCGTTTATTCGATCAAGTTAAAGATGCTACAGAAAAGGGTGGTCAGCCCGGTGCTGCACCATACGTTGACATTGCAAAGTCTGCACTGACTGACTTGACCAACTACATTGGTTTCGGTACTGCTGCTGTTGGTAAGAAGATGATTGCTAAGGAAGCAACAAAGGCTGCTACAGCTTCGTTGTTGAAAGCTACACCTGCTGCTGTCACTGCTGCCACTGTAGGCACTGAAGCCATCGTCGGTGTTGGACAGAACGTCATTGAACAGAAGAAGAAACAAGAAGTAGCTAAAGCGCTTGGCGAACAACCTGCCGATCTTGATGCTGGTCAAATGGCAGTTGCTGCTTTGTTCAGTTCTGTTGGTGGCTTTGTAGAAGCTAAAGGTACATTGGCTGTTCCTGCTGGTAAGTCCGGTGCTGAACAACTCACTGATGTGTTGAAGAAAAAGCAAGCATCACCTAAAGACCCTAACGCACCTGTCACATCTACTGAGCGTATCTTGACAGACCCTGTCACTGCGAACATGGACACAGTTGTTGAAGACTTTATCAAGCTTGAAGGTCGTCGTATCTTGGACGAAGTCAATCCCGCTACAGCTTTGACGGATGCAAAGATTCAGAAGGACATGTCGGCTCGTGCTGTTCGTGTGGCGATGCACGTCATTGAACAAGACCCAACATTCCGTCTTAAACCTAACCAACAAACTAGCTCTGCCATCAATGATGTGTTCTCCAATTTGGACAATGTAGATGATGTTGTACTAGAACAGGCTATTCGTAAGGAAGGTTTGACACCAGACGACTTCGCTAAAGCAAACAAGATGACGGTGACAGAAGCTGCTCAGGTGATGCAGCAATACTCTGCTGCGTCTAAGGTGCTGAAGCGATTGACAGAGATTGATCCAGCATTCAAGAAACAAGTGGACGATCTGTTTGCTAAACCAGACAGTCAAGTGTCAGCGCTTGGTCGTGTTGGTCAAGCTGTACAAACTCTTGAGCGTGAATCTAAAGCTTGGGTTGTCTCTGGTATTGGTACTACCGTTCGTAACGTGTTGGGTACTACTGTTGGTTTGACATACAACTCTGCTGCTTCGCTTGTTGAAGGTGCGTTGTACACAGTTGGTCGTACACTGGATGGTGCAGCTAAAGGTCAGCGACTCACTACAGCTATGCGTAGTCTTGGTGACACAATGAGCGATGCGTTTGGTGTGTACGGCTACATGGCTAAGAATGGATTGTCCACTGAAGTGACAGACACTTTGTTGCAACACAACCCTGCGTTGCGTAACAACATCTTGAGCGCTACACAGGAAAGCTCCACTAACGAAATCTCTCGTGCTGCACAAATCTTCAACACATTGAACGTTGCACAGGATGCTTTCTTCCGCAAAGCCATCTTCAACGCTGCTGTTGAGAAGCACATGCGCCGTGCTGGTTTGGACATGTATGAGGTTATTGGTCAAGGTAAGACAATCCCTGCATCAATCCTGCAACAAGCTACTGACGAAACACTGAAGGCTACATTCTCCTACACACCAAAGGTGCAGAAGAAAGGTATTCAAACCTTTGAAGCTGGTGCAGAAGCTGCTGGTAATTTGTTCGTTAAAGCTGCTGAGTTCCCCGGTGGTAGTTTGATTGCTACATTCCCTCGCTTCATGTCGAACGCCATTGCTTTCCAATATCGCTATAGCGTCTTTGGTGCAGCCTCTGGTGCTCAAGACTTGGCACAGGGTGCGTTGTTGAAAGCTTCTGGTGAGGCTGGTGGTGATGCTCTCATTCGTAAAGGTCAAGAGAACATCGCTAAGGGTGTTGTTGGTACTGCTGCATTGGCAGCGGCCTATGACTATCGCCTGAACAACCAAGACACTGAGTGGTACAACATGAAGAACGATGATGGTTCTACTGTTGACACTCGTGCCATCTTCCCATTGGGTCCAACACTGGCTGTTGCTGACTTCATGGCTAAGCGTAAGATGGGATTGGAGCCAAAGACTGCTGAGATGGTTGAGTCCATCATCGGTATGAAGATGCCTGCTGGCACACAGAACCAATTCCTTGATCAAGTGTTTGCTGCCATGTCTTCTGAGAAAGAAGCTGACAAGCTTGAAGTTGCTTTGGGTAAAGTTGTTGGTGACTTCACTGCTCGTTTCTCACAACCGTTTGTGTTTAAGAGCGCTTACGAATTCTTTGATCTGTTCCGTGAAGAAGGTGCTATTCAGCGTGACCCCAACGTCATCACTGCTGAAGACAGCGGTGATCGTTTCATTGAGGCTGCTGTCAATCGTGTGCAGTCTAAGCTGCCAGTTGTCAAAGAGTCTTTGCCTGAAGCTGTTCCACGCTTGCGTGAAGGTCCAGTGTACAAAGAAGGTGAATTCTTCTATAGTTTGGTCGGTGTACGTGAGACACCAGCAAAGACTCCTGCTGAGAAAGAGATTGTTCGACTCGGCATTGACCCTTACAAACTGTATGGTCCATCATCGGGTGATCGAACATATGACCGTTCCTTCGTTGAAGCTGCTAACCCAATGGTCATTAGCGCCATTGAGCGTACCACAGCAAACAAACGCTATCAAGCATTGTCTCCAACAGAACAGAAGCTTGCGTTGACAAACGTTGTGCGTGACGTTACAGGTATTGCTCGTGATAAGACAGACGGTAAGTTCATGTCTGAAGACATCCTTCGTATTAAGAAGATGCAGTTTGATAAGCTGTCACAGGATCAGCGTAAGGTTATCAACGAGCGTTATGCTAACGACAACAACGGTACAACATTGGAAGAAGCCAAAGACTACAAAGCTGTTGATAAGTACAACGCTATGTTGGGTAACTTGGCATTCGCTAAAGGTGGTCTTGTTCCTACATACGCCCTTGGTGGACTGACAGCAACTAAGGTTGTTGGTAAGAAGATTGTTGGTGGTGCTGCTGAGTCTGTGTTGGATACAGCTAAGCGACTGAAGAGTGCTGCACCTGCACCAGTTGAGACTGTCGCCATTGACGACATCATCAACAAGCGATTGTCTGAGACAACAACATCTCCAGCAATGGACCAGACTGCGAACATGTTGATGGGTAAGAAGCCTGTGCTGCCTAAGACTACAGCAAAGCCAACGACTGTGCTTCCTGAAGAAGCAGCAAAGCCTGCACCAACCCTGCCAGAAGCGCCTGTGTTGAGTCAAACAGATGAAGTCCTAGCTACCCCTGCGCTAAAGGAAATAGAGGCTCCTACGCCTTCTAAAGCTTTTGCTGATGAAGACTACATCATGGGTGAAGAAGCTATGCTGGAGATGTATACACCTGCACAGTTGAAGTCTTGGAAGGTTGCCAACCCTGAAGACTATGAGAACACTCTTCATAGTTTCACAGGTATGGCTAAAGGGTTGAAGTCGTCTGAGATTCCTCCACCACCTTTTGCTAAGAAGACTGACGAGGCTGCTGAGTCTTTGGTGGATGAAGTTGAATACGACATGGATGGTAATCCTGTCAGTGTTGGTGGCAAAGCTGTGGTTAAAAAGGCTGAACCAATCGCTGACGAGTACGGTATTGACCCTAAGTATTTATCTGGTGATGCCAACTCTATCGCTAAGAAGACCAGTGTTTCACAACGTAATGCTGCTGTTGCTGCCATTAAAGAGACACGCGAAGACAGCTTCTTTAAGATGCGTAACAACGACAAGTTTGCTTCAGTAGATGACGATGTCTTGGGTGTGGTGTTGGGTGACTATCGCTACTCTCGTGGTGTTGAACTCAACCCTAAAGACCCTGAGATGCTTGCTGACGCTGTGAAGTTGGCTACTCAGTACCAGAAACGTCTTGATGTTTTGCGTGAGAAGTATAAGGATGTACCACCTGTGAAGTTGTTCCACGGTCAAGGTGTTACTGAAGATGTGGATACACTGAAGAAGTCAGGCTTCACAGACCCATCCAAGCGTGACGAATTCTTCCATTCTGAAATGATGGTGGGCGCTCCATCGTTCACTAAAGACCTGAACCTTGGCTTCCGAGGCACACCGTTTGGTGGAACAAAACCACAGAACTATGTTGTCACAGAGATTCCTTATGCTGATTATGTGTTCAACAAAATCAACATGGCTCCTGAGAAGTATGATGCAAAGGACATGAATACAATCCTTCGCGCTGTCACTGGCGCACCCGGTGTTGTTCGTCCTATTGGTCTGCCTCGTGCTGGCTTCTTGGAAACTGAAGACATGATGTTGGAGGCTGAGAAGCTTCGCGTCAAAGGTGCTAACGCTAAGTTGCGTAGTGGTGAAAAGGATGTTGCTCAAGTGCTGGAGACTGGCGGTAAAGGACTGAACCGAGCAGTGATCAAACGCGTAGAAGAAAATGTATCTGAACAAATGAAGCTTGCTCGTAATAGCACAAACCCTAAAGAGCAAATGAAGATGGCTTATATGTCTTATCAGGGTATTAAAAATCTAATGAACAGCTATTTGGATATGGCTACAGCAACGTCTACAAAGTCTGGTCTTGGTCAGCAGTATCAAGCTGCCATTAACAACTTTGCAGACTACTCAGGTATCCAACGTCAGATGCGAGAGGTCGGTGATATTTTGTGGGATGGTGGAGCCAAACAGAAAGCACAGAATCTGTATGAACTCAGCGACAAGTTGAAGAAGTTTCAACAGTCGGAACCTGCAATCTCTACAGCAGTTGACGAAAGCAAACGAGTCAAACCACTGGATGAGGTGAGGAAGTTTGTGCCAAAGCTGGCGAAGGGTGGCCTTGCAACTCGTCGGTGATTGTTGATAAGTACCGACAAATAGTAAAGGGGAAGCCGATGAAGCTTCCCCTTTTTGTTGGCGAACCGAGTAGGAGTCGAACCCACAACCTACGGATTTGGAATCCGTTGCTCTGCCAGTTGAGCTACCGGAACGTGGAAATGTTATATCACATTTTTAGTTTTGCAAGGTTGTCGAAGTAGGCAGCATCAAAACCACGCTGCCATTCTTTACCAGCTAAGCTGTCTGGATCGTAGCTGTTAGACAACCATCCACGACTGAATGCGTAGTAGCCTTTACCAAACTGAATGCTAAGCAAATGTTGAGGACGCTTATACTGCATGACCATCTCCATAGATTTCGTTAGATAACAAATACCCTTCAAGTTCCCACATCTTGTTGATGGCATCCTCGTAAGCATACTTCTCACCAAGAGCTTGATTAAACTTAGCAGGGTCTACACAGGCGCTCTTACCAATGATTAGAAAACCACAGTGTAGATGCATAAAGCACAGTGTTGTGGTTGTGTCAGGTACAACATAGTAGTCTACCTTCTTAGTCTTCTCTTGCATGTCTGTCGTGGTGACATAGGTGCGTTTGATAGGTTCAGTTGGATGATTCATCTTCGTCAACTTTCTCTGTGATGTATTGATAAGCCAACACAGCAGCGATGTGAGCGTTGCTTTCTTTGTTGACTGGTTCAGGGTCAAACAAGATTTGCATCTCAAGACCTCCATCGTTATTGTCGGTGAAGATGATGGTTGCTTTATTCACGGGTTGCATATGTATGCTCCTTTAGTTGGTGGATAGGAAGGTTGTAACAATTGCTCTTAACTACATAGCCATTGTCGGGATCAATTGTACCCTTAGTCAGATACTTTGCGTCAAGCATATATTGCTTCTTTTCATACACACCCAATAACCAGCCTACACTGAAGTCGTTCTTCACACGAACGAAAGCATAGTAGTCACACTCTTGGGTTGTATTTAATGCAGCAATAGAACACTCGTAGGTTTCTAACGGTTTAACAGAAGTCTGCTTAGTCTTCACATCCACTGTTTTACCGTTGCATAAGATGAGGTCGTACTCGTATGTGTTAGTAAGCACACCACCCATCACCTTCTGAGCAATGGCCTCACCAATGAAGCCAGCGATGTTGCCAGCCCCATTGATGATGGAGTTACGAAGCCTGCCCATCTCTGCTGCTTTGTCTCGCGCTTCAACGAGCATGTCACCTGTAACAATTACTTCAATCACTGCTTGCCACCTATATGGTTCATTTCACCAATGTGTATCCTGATGAAAGGTAACAGGATGATGATGCCAACAAAGGCAAACAAGCCATCTTCAAATTCATCGGTATCTGCAACATAGCAGATTGAATCGTTGAACTCAATATCTAGGCCGAAGCCTTGTCGCATTTCTACAAGCATCATGGTTGACGATCCTCATAGAGTGTTTTAGCAATGATGTAGTTCTTCACCAAGCTACTACGCACAATGTCATCCATACCAAACTCAAAGCGGCTGAACTCTTTCATGTTCTGAACAATGTCCAAGAACTTTGGCAAGCCTGTCTTGTCATCCTTCTTCTTCAAGTCAGTCTGTCGAATGTCACCACAGTAGATGATCTTCGACGTGTGACCAACACGAGTGACGATGGTGTCGAGTTCTTCAAACGTCATGTTCTGAATCTCGTCAGCCAACAAGATGGAGTTGGTGAAGGTAGTGCCGCGAATGAAGCTGGTCGAAATGAATTCGATGTAGCCTTGTTCAGACAATCTATCCCATGCATCCTTGCGGTTGAATAGGTCGGCACAGATTTGACGATAGGGCTGGATGAATGTCTCCATCTTCTCGTTGGCATCACCGGGTAAGAACCCCATGTCGCGGCTTTGTACAGAGCTACGAACAATGACAACCTTCTTGTAAGGGCTGCTCTTGTCCATCACTTCTTCAAGCGCTTTGTACAAGGCAATGTAAGTCTTACCTGTACCAGCAACACCATGCAGACACATGAAGTAGTCTCCAGCGTTGTAGGCATCAAAGAATTCCTTCTGCTTTGCTGTCTTGGGTTGGATAGTTGCCATGTCGTCAAGACGAACACGCAAGCTATTGTTCTTTGTAGCTGGTGCTGGTGCGTCAGGGATGACGTTAGGCGCTACTCGTTTCTTCGTTACCATCGATACTTCCTTTGGTTGTGAAGAAGCCCCGACATGGGGCTTCTTAGGGGACATTATAGACTAGTTCCAATCTCCGTAAACTCAAAGCTGAGTTGCCAGAGGTGTGCATATGAAGGTTGTTCTCGTAGCCAATCAAAGAACTTGTCCTGTGCTTCAGAGATTGTGTTTGCTTTGACATGCAACACACCCTTGAAGACATTGCTTTGACTGCTATAGCTGACAGTGAAGTTTCTCATACCGCCTTACCCCACACATCATCCCATGTACCAGTCTGAGCACCCTTGCTGTAGTCTGTAACCTTCTGTTCAAAGAAGTTGGTGTGTGATGTACCAAGCATGCCGTCAACCCACGGCAAAGGGTTCTTCTTAATCTTGTAGATGCCCTTCATGCCCATAGCAATAAGGCGACGATCAGCAATGTAACGAATGTACTGCTTCACTTCTTCTTTGGTAAGTTTCTCAACTTCCAACATACCAAAAGCAAGATCAATGAACTGGTCTTCAAGAGCAACCATCTCCTTAGCAATCTCTTTAATCTGTTCAGGTGTTGTTTCATCTTGGTGGTGTTTAACATACTCACGATATACCTTTATCATCCCTTCAGCATGCATAGTCTCATCAAGAATGGACCAGCTAATGATTTGACCAAGTCCTTTCAGCTTACCGTTACGTGCAAAGTTGAGCAACATAACAAAGCTTGAGAACAACTGCATACCTTCACCGAACGCAGAGATGACAGCAATCTTCTCAGCCACTGGTGCTGTGTTCAAGCGTTGCAGGTAGTCATGCTTCTCTACCATCTCACCGTATTGCAAGAACTCGTTGTAGGTTGATTCAGGCAGGCCCAATGTTTCGATCAAGTGTGCATAGGCTGCAACGTGCAAAGCTTCACGGGCAGCGAACCCACTCATCATCATTCGCACTTCCGGTTGACGGAACAAAGGAATGTAATGGTCGTGGTAGCCACTGCCAATGTCCAAGTCACCCTGTACAAAGAAGCGCAATATCTTTGTCAGAAACTCTTGCTCGTCCTTGTTCAGCTTCTTGTAGTCTTTAACGTCCTCTGACATAGGCACTTCAGTGTGCAGCCAATGAGACTGTTCATGTTGTAGCCATGCGTCATAGGCCCAAGGAAACCTGAACGGTTTAAAGATGGTACGTTCTTGTGTAATGTCGGCTTTATTCTTTGTCATATTCATCCTTCACATGCTAAGCAGCTATCACCGTCTGCAATGGTCTTCAAATCAATTTCATCTTCGATGCGCTGACGTTTAATCTGAGCACCAACCTTGTCTGCCTTCTTCACTTTCTCACTGCGAAGATAGTACAGACTCTTGAGTCCACTCTTCCATGCAAGGAAGTGAACACCGTGCAGATACTTCACAGACACGTTAGCGGGGAAGAACAGGTTGATCGATTGTCCTTGATCAATGTACTTCTGACGATCTGCTGCAAGCTCAACCAACCATCGCTGATCAATCTCCATCGCTGTCTTGTACACGTCCTTGATTTGTTCAGGAACATCCAAGTGCTGCACAGAACCATCGTTGGAAATGATAGATGCCCATGTATCGTCATCGTCCATACCAAGCTTCTCAAGCTCAGCTTTGAGGAAACGATTCTTGTACACGAACGCACCAGACAATGTGTCTTGACGGAACACGTTAGCACGATAGGGTTCAACTGAAGGGCTTGTGTTGCCCATGATCAAGCTGCTGCTGGCATTGGGAGCAATAGCAGTCCAATGGCTGAAGCGACGACGAATACCACTGAGATGTGCGTCAGGGCATTCACCACGTGACGTAACCAAAATAGCATCACCAATCGTACACTGTGCGTGGATGTGTTTGAAGATTTCATTGTTGTAACTCTTAGCCATGACACCATCAATGGCGACACCCTTCTTCTGCAAGAAAGCATGGAAGCCTAGTGTGCCAATACCGATGCTACGCTCCATCATAGCGCTGGAACGAGCACGGGCAATAGTGTCTGGTGCATTGTCAATAAAGTATTGCAGCACGTTGTCCAACATCTCCATAACATCAAGGATAAACTGCTTATCTTTTTTCCATTCGTCATAGTATTCCAAGTTCAATGAAGACAAGCAGCACACGGCTGTACGTTTCTCGTTTGTTGGCAAGAAGATTTCAGTGCAGAGATTGCTACCGTTAATCTTCAAACCTTTGTCTTTCAACCAAGATGGCAAAGCCCGGTTAGCTGTGTTGATGTAGATGAGGTAGGGTTCACCAGTCTGCATACGCAACTCAAGAATCTTCTGCCACAAATACTTAGCCGACACTGTCTCAACAACACTACCGTCAGCAGGGTTAATCAGATTGAAGCTGTCGTCCTCATTGTCATCCTTCATGCATCGCTCAATGATGTCCATGAAATCGTCAGTGATGTTGATGCCGTGGTGCATGTTCAAGGTGCGAACGTTCTGATCACCAGTAGGCTTACGCATCTCCAAGAATTGGATGATGTCGGGGTGATTGATACTGAGGTAGGCAGCATAGCTACCACGGCGTGTACGTCCTTGACGGTAGGCCAATGAACTAGCGTCATAGATTTTCAAGTGAGGCATAACCCCTGTCGATTTGTCGTCACTGTTGCGGATGCCAACGTGAACACCGACACCACCACCCATCATTGAGAGCCAGTTAGTCTCTGAAAGGTTATCGACCAAACCTTCTGCACTATCATCCATGTAATTAAGAAAACAGCTAATAGGCAACCCGCGCTTAGAACGACCAAAAGATAAGATAGGAGTAGAATAGCTGAGCCAATGTTTACTAGAGTAGTCATACAGTCGCTGAGCATGTTCTTGATTGCTGGCAAATGCTGCTGATACAAATGCGAAACGTTCTTGTGGAGATTTTTCATCATCTTTCATGTAGCTTTCTTTGAGGCGCTGTAGTCCGAGTTCGTCGAACAATGCGTCACGGGATAGGTCAATGTCAACCTTGAATGTCATGGAGTAATACCTTAGTGTTATAGGAAAAGAAAGCAGCCGAAGCTGCTTAGGTGTGGGAGGGGTAGGAGTTATACCATCTAGCGATTGTCCCCACTGCCCTGAAGTGTACCGTTGTCTTTTCTACCCCACAGCTTTTGCAAATTGTGTACACAAATTTCTGACATACTAAGCTTGTGGTCTTGAGCAACAGCAGCAACCTGCCACAACACATCACCAAGTTCTTTCTTGATGTCGCTATTGTATTTTTCAATATCGCCCCCATCTCGGCGCAACTTAGCGGCCTTACCTGCCACCTCACCAGCTTCAGCTACCAAGTTCAATAGGGCATACTCACGATCTGCGGTGGGCAGTCGAAGCTTCATAGCTTCTGTTTGATATACATCGATGTTCATTCTGTTTCCTCTGTTGGTGTTGCTGTCTTGCCCATCTCAATACCTTCTTTGATGCAATCAAGCAGGGCTTTGCGGACGAGAAACTCAATGGCTTCGCTGTCTAGGTTGACGCTGAAGTCTGCTGATCCGTCTTCGTTTTCTTTGTACATGTCAAGTTCGATTTTCATTTCTTCCTCACTGCAAAAACAATTAGACCAACAACTGTGCTGAGCATTACAGTAACTCCAATCAGTGTTGGTGCTAATACAAACCACCAAGACCAATCAATGAAGTCTGTCAGCTTCAACACAATGAAGACGAGAGTTAGTAAACTTAGAAAGTTCATTAGAACAATTCCTTCTTTAGTTCTTTAATCTTTGCTGTCACATAATGCGACAACACCTTGAAGTCAATCTTAGGATTCTTAAACTCCTTCACGAAGTTCCATGTTTCCTCAGTGACTAAGTCGTAGTATACAGTGTGAATCAAACGAGGAATGTATTTGCTAGACCACCCTTCCATTTCGTTAGTGATTTTTGCAACAACCTTATCCACCAAAGCTTGCGTCACATACTTAGCTGCAATCTTCTCTTCAACGATTTCACAACCAATGACAGGCGCACCCATCTCAAGGTGATGCTTAGCTTTGAATTCGTTGCCGACAATCTTGGCCCATGTCTGACGACCATACTTGTTCTTGTAGTCATAGTTCTTAATGACAACACCTTCACCAGCGCCTTCACCGTCCTTCACCAGATAGTGTGCCTTGCTCAGACACTCAGTGAAGTGGTCGATGCTGCCGTTCTTGATGATGGCAATAGGTGCAATGACGTTGATGCCAGCAGCAACAAGTGGTGCTGAGTATTCGTCATAGCTAAGTAGCCGTTCTTTCTTACGATCAAACACATCGAACACATAGAACTTGCGCCATGCATCGTCGTTGTAGGTCTTCAGTGTGTGTGGCACAAGCCATTCACCGTAGAGGACAAGGTCAGGTTCGTTGTACAGAAAGCTAATGATGGCTTTATCAACCATCATAGCGTTCATGAAACCAGCGTTGTCATTGTCAGGTGACAACTCACGGTTACGACTTCCGCACCGCAGCGTACCATGCTCAAACCAAACACTAGCGTTAGTGCCATCTAGCTTAGGGAATACGTAGCACGTACCCACTTCGATACCTTCCACTTCGGTGTTACCGTAGCGTTCAAGATGTTGATATTTTAGGAAGCTCATGCTGCAATCCTTTCATATGTCAATTCAAAGATGTCGGGTTTGCATGGGTAGAACTCACCCTTGATACCCTTGATAATGTAGTCACCGTCCTCGGCCTTCATATCACCCTCCAAAGTCTCAATGAAGAAGTGTCGTTCAGGAAGAGGCATCGTTGATTCGTCACTATCCCATGACCAGTTCTTGGCACGTCCACCACCATCATCAATCCACCGCATGATTTCAAACAGTGTGTAGCCGTTGAGTTGTCGTGCCTCAATAACCACTGGCTTCTTGCGATACATCATTTCTTTTTCCTTTCAAGTTTCTCTTGATCAGTTTTGATTTTATGACAAGGCTTACACATCACTTGTAGATTCTCCATCTCACAGAACATACGCTCAATGAAGTTGTCCCATGTAGTGAAGCCCTTCTTAGGGTCTACAACGGGCTTGATGTGATCTACCTGCACATCAGCAGCAACAAAGAGTTGTTTGCATTCAGCACAGTTGTAATGCATAGCCTGCTTACCCGTCTTAGCATTCACCTTCCTACCAGCAAAGGCTTCCTTCAAAGCCTTGTACTTCGGAGGCCAACGCCTTGACGCAGCACGTAAGGCAGAGGTCACGAAGCTTCTGAATCGTGCCTCTGTCCACTCACCACCATTGCGTTCTTTAACGGTCACTAGGCACCGCTTCAAAGGCTAGGTTGGTCATGTCCAACACATCGGCTGGATCAGTCAGTACATTCTCAACGATGCCGCATACATCAGCAACATCAAGAGCAACGAAGTAGTAGTGACTATCAGAAGGTTCTTCAACATCAACAACGAATCCGTTCTCTGCTGTTGTAATTGTTAGCTTCATGTCAGTCCTTCCACATCTACATTACTGAAACACACGTCTTCAATATTCAACCGAGACAACGCATAGATCACATGCTCTTTCAAGTCTTCAACGAGCAAGTCCTCATGTGTATAGATGCTGTCAAGTTCTGAGTTGTCTACTTCAGCTACAAAGGTTAGTGTAATCTTAGCCACGATCTTCTCCTATTTCAAAAGCCAGCAAGTATAGCAGGCAACAAATGGCGTGAGCGAGGTGGCTCTTACCTGTTTCACTATCTAGCTTTTCACCAGAAGCATAGGCGGTGAGGTGACGAAAGCCTGCATCGATATAACGCTGCCTAGCATTAGGCACTTTCTTCCAGTTGTCTGGTGCATACTTCTTCGCGCCGTAGGTCAACACATCAACAACTTCTTTCAAAGCTTTGAAGGGCAGCAATGACCATTGAGGTTTGTCGTTGTCATACTTGACACCAGTAACTCGCTCAGCCATAGCTTCACCGTGGTTGTCAATGTTCTTGAACACATCAATGGCTACCCACTTAGTGTACATGTCTTTACCATCCATTGAGTCTGCACAGCAACTAACACAAGGCTCAGCACTGGCAGGGTGTTCTCCGTAAAAACAATTCTCACAGTTCTTATCAATCACTGCACACCCCCAATCGTCTTCGTATACTTAGACAACACAAACTCAGCATCCTTGACATCCTCAAGTTCATCAAGAGCAGACTGATCGTACATCGATTTAACCTTGTCGAGAAAGCGATCAGCAAGAGCGGGGTCTTCGTCAATGAGTTGAACAGTGGCAGCAATGACCATACCAATATGAACAAGACTACTGAAGTCTTCTTCACTCATGGTGACAGGACCAACACCACTAATCATCACTTCAAAATCTCCATCCCAAGCTTCACCTTTCTTGACGAAGGGGCGCAGCACTACAGCTACATCGTTTGGTTTCAATTTGTTTGCACGGGTGGCTTCCATATTTGACCTTCATGTCTACGTAGAAAAAGTAGATGGGCGTTCTCAACAACCCTATCCTCGTTGCCATCATAAGCTTCAACACAGCGTTGAAACAATTCTGTTTCATCCAGTGCATCTTCTAACATCTTCTTAGCCTTGACATTACCAATGCCACGAAGACCTATGATGTTGTCGGCAGTATCGCCTGTCAAGATTTGCATGTACAGCCTGAGCAAACCTTCAGCTTCAGTGATGTAGTAGGCTTCCTTCTTGACGAAGTTGTAATGCCAACCAGCCACCTGATCTAAGTCTTTGTCCAACGAAACAATGACCCCATTGTCACCAAGCGTTGTAGCTTCAATGGCAATGGAGTCATCGGCTTCTTGACCTTCAGACATATCAGCCTTCCACTCTTGCATCAGATGACTACGCAGTGCTGCCAAATGTTTAGGCTTCACCTTGTCTGCTCTGTTACCTTTGTAGGTGGCTGTGATGGCTATGTCGTTTCTGAAGTTACCCTTACCTGTGAGGAAGAGTTTCCATTGATCGACATAGCCACACTTATCTACACCACACATGAGAGTGTTGATGATGAGAGAGTCTACAGACCGTTTAGCCTGTAGCTCATCTTCATTCTCACATGCTGCTGCGGCTCGGTATGCATAGATGTCCGAGTCGAGAAGCGCTATCATTTAGAGAACGTCTTCGTCTTCAGCAGAGATGCTGCCACCATTTGCGTACTCAACCAAGTCAGTGATGACCAGCTTAGCCAACGATGGGCTAACACCCTTCTTGTTCTTGTACGTCCAAGAGTAGGCACCGATCATGCACACGGCTTTGCTTGCGTTACCAATGTCTTCAATGATTTCAACACCATCACTGTCGTAAGCCTTGATGGGCTTCTGAGACTTGCATGTGATGTACTTACCCATCTCAGGCTTCTTCTCAGCATTCTCTTGAATAGAGATGCCCATGTCTTCCAATGCAGCGACTGCTTTATCAGACAGGTTGCACAGATTCACCTGATATGCATCAGACATCTCGTTCTTACGATTGAGTTGTGCCCAATAAATATCACACTTCAGTTTAACTTTATCACTCATTTGAGTTTCCTTTGGTTTGTTGCTGACCAATTTAACAGGGGTCAGCTTCCTGCATATTGTCATTGTATCACTAGCTTTGCAGCAGCGTCAATGTAGTATTGATGATCAAGGTCTTTCCATGTGAAGTCATTGACATCATTGCATGTCCACATGTTGTAGCCTTCACCAATCGATATACGTCTAGGCTCAGCTTCTTCTTTAAGCGGAGGCATCACCTTGACCAACTCACCACCAGCATCGCATGCATAGAATCTACACATGTTCTGTTGCTGCACCTCAGTGCCATCACCCATCACCATCACAAGCTTGCTGCTACGTGGAACCTTGACCCGCAACATGAAGTCATACTTGTTCTTGTGACCCTTGATGTATGTGTCAAGAGAGATACCTTGAAGCATCGCAGCTTCAGCAGCTTTCGGTATCACAAGTCCACCCTGATCTTGATGCCAACCAAGTCCTTCGTGTTGATACGCACCCTTACGCTTCACCTTACCGTCTGTATACACAGCGATATAGTTGTTCACGTCACGGATAATCATCTTTGAATAATAAGCATACTCAAGCTGTAGACCAACCTGTCTCTGCCATGCGTCACAGATGTTGTTGTACTCATCATGCTTGTTACGTGGCATCTTCACAGTGATACCGTCAGTGTTGACCTGCACAATGGACAAGCCTTCAATGTCCATCAGCTTCTCAGCCAACAGGCACAGGCTAAGCTGACCATTGATGGTGATTGCCATCGTGTACTGAGGGTCATAGAAGGGGCTGTATCGGTTGTTGCTGTCACCGTACACACCGTTCAATGCAAGCTTCAGCATGGCGTTCTCAGCGCTGCCCTTGGGGTAGCTCTTACGCTGTTCATACACATCTTGGTAGATGTCACAGAACTTCTCAGACAAATGCTCAGGGAACACACGATTGGCAATGGCGATGTTGGGATACATGGACGCAACGTCAGCATCGACAATCATGTAGTTGTCATCTTCACTAACGATGGCGCTCTCAATGGACCCGTGAATACCACCAGTACCGAAGTCGAAACGAAAGCCATTGATGGATACGTTCAAGTTGGTAGCAACTTTCCAGTTCTTCCAATAGCTGTACTGCTTCTCACCCTTCTTCTTAGCCTTCAACTCTTCTTCAGATACCCAACCAAGTGGATGGTTCTCTTTGAACATGGCAATAACATCATCGCTTGGTTTGTTGAACCACTTCTGACGCTTTGTCACCATCTCAGCATAGGCAGCTAAGTCACCAAGCTCATGCTCTTCAATGTCAGACAATGCACCTTTGGTTTCGGTCAATGTCTGTGCAGCAAACCACTCCAGCACAAGCTGAAACTCAGGACGCTTGAAGTCGTAGTAGTTGAACAGACAGTCTTTGATGTGAATAGATTCACGCTTAGTTTGATTGATGTGACGCTCACCCTTCTTACCAATGCGATAGCAACTACCGGGCATGTTCTCTTCAAGCTTCATGATGAAGTAGTCTTTGCCGATCTTGGTGTCGTTGTGGTTGAGGAAGTTGCGGCTGTACTTGGTAGACAACTCTTCACGGAATGTAATTTGTGACAGGCATTCTTTGTAGAACAACAACGTCATCTTCACATCGTGCATGTTGTATTTTAACAACACATCTATCTGGTCATCTGTCAGGTCAGAGTGCGGATCGTATGGTAGGTCAACAATACTGTCAGCTTTCATGTTGAATTCAAGCGCCTTCAACGATGTAGCCCGTGCAGGGTTATCGAAGTGCATGATCTTGTACAGGTCAATCTGCTGCACATACTGTGACTTGTCATGGATGATGTGACCAAACCTATCATCGCTACCGATGATTGATTGTGCCTTCTTGTACACCCGTGTAGCTACAGCCTTGCCCGATACAGTGAGTGCCTTCTCAGACACAGAGATGAGGTCATGCAACACAGGATAATCAAAGCCTATGTTGTTGTACCCCACCATCCTGTGCTTCTTACGCTTGAGTTCTCCAAGGAAACTGAATAGATTCTCAGCTTCGTTTTTTCGTTGTGAACATTCAAAGGCTACAGCATGCGACTCATCAGCACTGATCGCTGAGAACGTGAACGCTGTCTTGTATGTCTCTATGTCCCATATGTAATCCATCTTTCTTTTCCTTCTTTGGTTTCGGGAATAGTTTATCACGGTACGCCCTCATCAGTGCAGCACTGATATTCTGTATAGCGTATGCCTCAATCTCAATACCGGGGTTGTCTTCACCGATAAACCTAAAGTATTCCTGCACCACATGGACAGCTTCATGTACTAACAATGTTGCAACATCAATACCGTCTGTCTCAGGCTTAACAGGAATACAGACAACGGTGACTCTGCTACCCTTCGGTGTGTTGAAGTAGTGTGTTGTTGCCAATGCATCTTGCGACAACCATCTATCCCAATCAGCAATTGGTATTTTCAAAGACTTCAAAGTCTTTGTGTACTCCTGCTCAGTGAAGCAAACACTTAGATAGTCACCTTCAATCAGGGTGTTGTTCAGCCACTTCGTCATTAGGTTGTTCCTCTGGTTGTTCCTGTTTGTCCCTACCGAAGATGGCATCCCATCGACTGGCCCATTCCTCATTAGCTACAGAACGTGGTCGTTGTGTAGACCCTTTACCACCGTCACTCATTACGTACCTCCATATTCACGGCTAAGCAACTCCTGCTCAGCGTCATCAAGCAAAGCATAAAGCTTAGCCAGTTCTGTGTTGCCCGCCATATAAGCTTCACGCTCAAGTTCTTTGTAGGTTTTCATAGTTAGTCCCAAAGGCTTTGAAAGAAAATACCAAACAGCTTAGTGCCGTTGGCAATACGTTTGTTGTGTGCATCCAATGCTACATAGTCACACTTGATCTGTGCAATCTGCTCCATCAGGTCAGATTCTTCATTGACCTCAGAGTGGTCATAGAACTTATCGTTACCACCAAAGTCAACGATCTGTTCCATTGCCCAAATCATTTCATCAAGGACATAGTCCCATCGTTTGAAATGGTTGTCGTCAACATCCCACTCATTCTCTTTAGGTGGTGCTGCTGTAGAGCGAAGATGTTCTGGTACATACTCGTCATCAACACATGGAGAGCCATGCTTCGTAGCCTTCAACTGCTTGAGCATTGGCACAATGAGTAGGGACAAGGTGTGATCCATACCCCATGTGTCATAGGGATCGATGGTGATGTCGATCTGACGTGGAGTGTCATCTTCTGTATAGTCACCGATAAATACTTTCATATCAACCTCTGTTGTGATTGTTTAATATCTGAAGCAAGATGTTGATCGATTGCACCAACATCATCTGCTCCATTGGGTCTAGCTGGTGATAGCTTGGTAAAGGGTGCGACCACTTCTTTCTGATCGCCTCCCAATATTGTTCTACTTCGCTCATAGAATCTCCAACACCTTGATGAAGCCGACCTCATCTCCTAACTCATTAGACCAAAGAATTAAATCATTGCCTAATATTTCATCATTGAACCAAACAATACCATCTGGATCATCTCCATGCATGGTGTCGTTGTTGTAAGTCAACTCAACCAATAGCTTGATCGTCTTCATAACACGTCCTGTTCTACTTCGGTCTGGAACATTCTACCTGTCTCTTTGTTGTAGAGCAAGTGGCAAGCTGGTCCTGTAATACCTGAGTATCTGTTCTTGAGTACACGCACATGTGTAGTGTTGCGCTCAATCAAGTCTTCAGCCTGACCGTTACGCTCAAGACCCAACACCATGTCACTAAGCTGTGCAATGGAAGCAGACCCACGAAGCTGAGCCAACGATGTAGCTGCACCTTCTTCGTGACCCTTGTCAGACGGACGCTTCAAGTGGCTGACCAAGATGAGAGCGATGTTGGTTTCTTGCACCAGCATACGCAGCTTCGTCATCACTTCGTCCAAGGCTTTGCGT